AAAACGCCGCGACTCCAACCGCCCATCCCCCCGCCGCCGCTTTCGTCGCCGACACAACGGGCGTACCGGCGAATCCGCTGATGCAGTAGGCGATCCATGCCGTTCTCGCTCCCGCCCCGAGGCTATGGCGCGTATACGTATTGCCTAGACTGTCCGTTACCGCCGTAATTGCCGCCGCGTCCTGACCGGCCCCGCCGCCGACGATCAGCAGATCACCGACTGCGATTGCGGCTGTCGCCGTTATAGTTCGGGTCGTGCCGCCAGGAAAGACATGTGAATGGGCAGGCGTTGCCCCGGAGACTCGTGTTATTGGCATGACTATTTAAGCCAGCACGTATTCAGACACCGCCGCCATTTTCTCAGGGTCCACCCACTACTCGCAGATTCAATGGCGCAGGAGGGGCAGTAAAAGGGATGGTGCGGGCCACCTGATTAGAGTAGCCGGACGGTCCCCCAGGGCCGACTGCTCGCACCTGATAGCAGTAGGTAGAGCCCTCAGCCAGTCCGGTGTCGCTATAACTGCGCAAAGTTTTTGGCACGGTGCCAATTTCAGCAAACGTGCCCACCGCCGCACAGGTGCCGGTCTTGCGTTCGGCATTGAACGTCGTCGTCCTGCTTTCATCCACAACCGGAAAATCCCAGGTCAGGGTGTTCGTTTGTGCAAACAGAGGGGTGCTCACGAACAATAACGACAGCACTACAATCAGCTTTCTCATCAATCCTCCCAGTCAAAGTAGTAATCAAGAATTTGGCCTGTCCCCGTCGGACAAATGATGCCGATGCCGTTTGCCGTTCCCGGCGCGATGCGAATGCCGTTGCCGCCGAATGTCCAAATCACTCCGGAACCAATCGCAGCACCAAGAGCAGCTTGGCGGATAGGCGAGCCCACAGCGCCATCTGCTGTATGCCCAGCAAAGCCCGTGAGGTTGGGGACACTTAGCTCCTCATCCCACGGAACTTCGGTGAGCCCCGCACCTACACCGGTGGCGTTGGTGAATCGAACCAACGCCGCAGAAACGGCGGTCGCTGTGGTGTTGAAAATGCCGACTTCACGCAATCGCCCACCCCGCGAGGCGATCCCAAACAACGATGCAATTGCGCGCAACGTTGTTCCGGCAACTGTTGAACGTCCTCCTATTGTCTGCATGTCACGATGCCCGGAAGAAGCCGGTGGCGGCAATTTGCGCGATGATGTCGGAGCCATCCGGCGTCACCACAAAGTCGTGCATCGTGCAGGGCACTACGTTCGCGTCTGTGCCAGCAGTGGTATCGCTATCGTAGGCAAACACAACATCCTGCCATCCATCTCCAGCAGTCACCGCCGTCCACGTCTGATCCGGGACATCAAGATCCACCCGGTCATTCGCATCGTCCGGAGAAAATGCCACGAGGTCTGCGTCAGTTAGCGTCTTGCGAGCGTAACCGGTATTCGTGACTTCGTTGGTCGTGCCAGCCACGAGAGCGGTGACGGTATCCACGTCACGCAACGTCGCATCCGCTTCGATGCCAGTTGTGGCAAGCACAAGAACGATAAATGCGGAATTGGCCGGATCGTTGTTATCAATCCGAAAATAAAATTCAGCCACCCGCCCCTTAGCAATGTTGAAGACTTGATCAGCCATGACGTTTCCCTCCTGAGCGAAATTTCTTGTGTTGATCTGCTGCGAGGGCGCATTCAAAATGCATCAACCTCGCATACCCGGAAGGGTTCCCTGCGTCCGGAGACAGCACCCCGTCCCCATGCGCATCGTGTACATGCTTGGAACCAATCGTCACAAGTGATCCGGGCGCAGATGGCAGCCCCGCATCCACAATCCGTTCGCCGCAGTGGCAGCAGTAATATCCCGGAGTACGGAGAATGTCATACTTCAAATCCTCCGGCTTCGCGTGAAGGATCAGCACCCCTTTGCTGATGCTGATGAACCCGGATGCGATGCCTTGATTGATGAGGCGCTCTGAGAAGTTTTGCGCAGCGCTGATACCGGTGTGCTTGACTTCGATGTAGTCCAGAGGAGGCAGGTTGAGGCACTCGCCTTCGCGCTGCTTCGGGTCAAGCAACTTCCCATTCTCCCCTTTGACGTTGCGGATGGGCTCCCAGCCTTCCGGTGTTTTGAAATGTCGTTTCAAGTACATGATTCAACCTCCTGTTTAATTGCCCCGAAGGGCTGGGAGTGATGCGAGTTACAGCCCCGCTATCGCAAGTGCGACCAGGTCATCCTTCTTCGCATCCGCATCGAACTCAATGTCAGCACCCCTCAAGGCTCCTTGTAGCTTCGCCTTGGTCCACTTCGCGTAGTCGGTGCCGCCCTCCTCAAACAACTCCCACTGGTCCGGGTTTGCATCGTGGTCAGACTTGTTTATTTCGGTGAAGCCACCTTCGACTTCGGCCTTGACGCGCACTACGGGACAGGTGCCGTGAGTTCCTTTGGTATCCATTTCGTTTCCTTCGCGTTTGAAAGATGAGGTGAAGGGGACAGCGATGCACCATCCCCTTCCGTGATTGCCGGAGTGTTAGCCCAGCAGGACTGCGGTGTGGCGAGGGGAGACGCACTTCATGCCCCATGCCAGCGCAATTTCGTACTTGACTTGACGGTATTGCTTGTACAGACTGACCTCAAAGGCCAGACCTGAAACCGGGTCTTGGATCACCATCCGGTCATTCGCCATGTCACCTTCATCCGGCAAGGCCGGTGCACGAGTCGCCAGCTGGATCGCAGAGCGAGAGAAGCCCATGTTGCGAGTCGAAGACGCAATAATCGTGATCGCCTTCGTAGCAGCGGACATCGCCACACGTAGACCAGGCTCAGCCAGAGTGATCGTGCCGCCGTTGGAAACGTCCGCATCACCAGACACAACTTGGTAGATGTTCGTGTCGCCAGCAAACGTCACGAAGTCACCCACAAGGATCGTGCCGGTGCCTGCAGAGGAGAGCGTCAGCACCGTCGCCCCAACTGCATAGCCAGCCGCGTTTACCGTGGCAGAGGCACCCGTACCAGCGGTGTGGACCTTAACCCCGCCAGAATTGCGGAGGTCGAAGCCTTGCACGCGTCCGAGAATGCCGTCACGCAGCAGTTGATCGGTGCCGGATTCATTCACCTTGAACAGCACGGCCTGCTTGCCGCGAAGGTTCTGCATAGCTGCGCCGCCAACCACCAGTTGACGGTCCGATACCGGCGTGCCGTTGTCGTCAAGAATCCGCGCAATGGCCGCAAAGTCCGATAGGTCATTCGCAGTGCCGAACGGAGCAGTTGCAGCAGTGCCGAATGCACGCGAGGATTGCAAATGCAGAGCAGCCAGGTCACCTTCGACTTCGTTCACCGCAGCGCGGAAGGCTTGGGTGAATTGATCGCGCACAACGTTCTGACGTTGCCCGGTGTGGTTCACGGTGCGTTGCTCTTCACCGCTCCAACGCACCGGCCAGTAGCGGGACTTACTGATGGTCATGGTGGTGTTGCCAAACGTCGCATCCCCATCGGAAGGAGGGGTTGCACCAGGGGTGATGTCGCCGCCAGTAATCGGAGGCGCAATGAAGATGTTGACAGTCTGATTTAGTGCTGCGCGCTCCACACCAGAATCTCGCGACACAGCCGGAATAAATCCGACCAGTTCACGCGACACGATGTCCAGGGATTCGTACAGGATGGGGATGAGGTTGGTGATCGTATTCGCACCCATCACAATTCCGGACCGGAGCGCATATTGCGTGATGCGCTGGCGGACATACAGCGAGAGTGCGAGAAGGAAGCAAGTCACCAGCGTGAAAATCGCCAGTGCCCAACGGAAGGCAGACTTCATGGTTTGGCCCTTTATCAAGGTTGAGGAGAGATATCATTGCTGAGCATCCCGCTCAGGCCCAACTCAGGCATCCCACCTGATCAACAATACCAAGAATCCCTCTTGGGCCAAACCTTGCAGGCATCTCGCCTGTTTATTCATTCAGGAAGGCTCAGAATCCCTCCAAGCCCTCCTGACTTCTGCGCCTGTATACGCCAGGAATTTTGATGCGTCTACAAATTTGAAAATTAGTCTATGAGTTTGACTTTCCCTTCGCGCATCTCCTTGGCCTTTGAAACCTTCTCCTCTGGCGACAAAGACTCGAATATCTTGCGGGTCATCGTGCTTCCCCCAGCACCCTGTTTCCCACCGCCAGAGCCGCCACCAGACGCGGATGCCGGGAACCAGTGCGGTGCGGACTCCTTCATGCCCTCGATCCACTCCATGATCCCGTATGGCGTCTTCCCATCCTTGCCCATGACCACTTCGCCTTCCTTCAGCTGCACAGCTTCGCCTTCTTCGTTGACACTGAAGATGGACTTCGCTCGCAGCATCGCATCGTCTACTGCGGTGGCATGCACTTGGGCCTTCGCTGCGGCAGCGCGCACATGATTGTCCAGCACCCGGTCCATGAACCTCTTGGCGACTCCGGCTTGCTTTTCAGCTTCCTTCTTCGCGTCTGCAACCTGCTTCTCAGCTGCCTTGAGTGCCTTCTCCATGCGCTTGGCGATGATTGCCTCAATGCCTTCCTTGCCTTTGGTGATCAGCTTCGCCTCATCAGCATCCTCGAATTGCGACAAAAGCTGCCGCGTCTTTTCCGGATCGATGCCATCAAATTTGGCTTCCAGTTCCTTGCGCGCCTTCTCTGCAGCCTCAGCCCGCTCACGCTCTTTCTTGAGTGAGCCCTTCAGCGCACTTGTGTCCTCAATCCCATCGACTTCGAGGTGGAATTTACCTTCTCGCTCTTTGTACAGCGTGCGCTGCACCTCCGGTACGCTTTCCAGCTTGTCTACCTGCAGAGCGAGTCCTGACATCACCAGACCGCTTCGTGTTGCATATGCGGTGAAGATTGCTTGCATCAAGAGTTTCAGCTTCATTGTTCAATTCCCTCCGGCTTCTTGCTGGAACTGCCTGTCCCCTGGTTGCCTGCGTCTTGCAGACCTTTCAATTGATCTTTCACCTTTTGACAGCTACCCTCGCCTCTAACTCCGCTAGGGTGAGAGGATTACCGCGCATATCGACTAGCTGCTGCAGGGTGATTTTCCCTTCGCTGAATAACTCAGCACGACCCCTCCCAAGTTGCTCAGCTAGTTGCTCCGGCGTCCGACTTTCGAGCCATTGCTGCATCGTCATCTTCTGCGGCCCCAAAGCAGTGGCACGATCCCCAGCAGCGAACTCCGGGACGTTGATGCCGAGTTCCTTGAATGTCTTTGTGATTGGTACAAGCACGGACCTGCACCCCCAGTGACGGGGAGGCCCACCGCTGAAGGGGAGTTCCGTATCACCTATGGGCTCACCGTCCAAGTCCCATTCCTGCCCGTCATAGGCGATGCAGATTTCAGTTGTATGGGAATCAAGTGTGCTTATCTGGCGCACACCCTTGATAACGTCGCTGTTGCGCTTGAATGTCACCAATCGCGCATCGTTCGCCACCTGTTGAATTGAGGATTGCACGAGACTCCGCGCATTTGAACGGGCCACATCCATGACTCCGGCCTGCTCAGCCGTCCCCGTTACCCGGCGCACAATTTGCTCCGTAGTCTCACCTTGGATGAGTCCTTGACGGACGGTATTGGCGAACTTGAATGCGACATCTGATGATTGCTTCCCCCACCAACTAGAAGTCTTTGCCCCTTCAATCAGCGCGTTGCCTGCCAGCGCCTCCACAAACGCAGCGCTAGGCAATCCAGCATCCAAAGACACATTAACCCCAGCCAACGCCCTCTGCGACGATCCTACCTGCGCCCTGGCCACGCCTTTCATGATGTCCGCGTTGTTTGTATTCAGCGCCTCATAATACCGGCTTATGACGTCATTCGCTTCCGAGAGCAGCCGATTCAGCCTTGCCCTTCCGAACTCCGTGAGGTTGTCTTTGCGGAGGAGGGATTCCAGTTCCAGCTGCATCCGCTCAATGATGTTCGTGGCGACAGATTGCGAATGCGCACTCAACCGGAGGAGGTCCAGCTGGTGTTCGATGATCGAACGGGCAATGATCTCATTAGCTGGTGTCATACGGCTGCAGCGGCCTTAGTCGGATTTTCCAGGAATCCGGAAGCCGCAGCAATGGCCGCAGAAGCCTCTGCTGCTGCATTCGCCTTTGCTGTTGCAGGAGGCTCATCCCCAATCTTGGCCTCTTCCTCCTCAAACGTCCGATATTTGCTGATGATTTCGGCTTGCTGCAGGTTCTCAAACAGCGTTTCCTTCGAGATGCCGCCCTGCTGCCAAGCACTGATGAGTGCAGTGAGTTGTTGCGAAGACATCGGAACGGAGGAGAAGTCCTTGTTCAGCTCGAACTCCACGCCCTCCGGATCAGCACCCGCCCACTCCGCGAACCACATCAATGCCACCTCCAACCCCATGGATATCGTCTGCGCGACAGACGCCAGCATACTCTCCTCGCCTTTTCGGTGAATGCTTTGGGACTCGGCAGTCTCAACACCAGCCTTCTGCGGCTCCAGCATTCTCGCTCCAAGGATCGCCATTTGCTGCTCTTTGCGGTTGATCACCTTCTCCAGCGCGTCAAGCCCTTGCCCAGTGAATTCCAAATAACCCGCCTTCGCATCAGCATTTGGGAATATCCAAGCAGTCGCAGACCCAATGTAGAATTTTTCCCCTTCCTTCTCAGGGGAGTATCCAGAGATGTACGGGGTGGGGAGTCCGGTGAAGTGCGCGCCATGTTCGAGGTCAGCTGTGGATCTGTAATGGGAAACGTTGAGGTTCACGAGGTCGATCAGCGGAGGCTCATCCACCTGAGGGGTGATATCGTCCGCACTGATGAAAGCGAAGGGGATGAAGTCCAGCGGCTTCCCTCCCATGATGGGGAAGATGTCCTTGCCAATCTGGATGTCCTTGTCATCCTTGCGCTCGAACAGTCGAACGCGATACTGGCTGTTGAAAATGTCCAGTACGCGCCACACATCCTTCAACTTCTGCCCGAATCCATCCGGGTCAATCTCCGCCGCGCACTCAGCTAGCACAACCAACACCAACACAGTCTTGTTGTTGATAGTTGCCGTGCGCCAGTTGATGATGGATAGCGCCTCATACATCTGCATTGTTGGGCGCAAGTTCATGTTCCTCGCATCCGCTTGCGTGGTGCCCTCAACATTCACCGATGGATAGTCCACAAGCACACCCACCCGGCCCAGCTTCAGCGCCTCCTCCGTGATGGTTTGCGTGAAGGCTTGCAGCGGGACTCCGCTCAACGTTACATCATTCATCATCCCCTCAATCGACTCCGGCACCACCACCATCGGCGGCTGGCGGAAGACCATCCCGAGTAGCCCAGTGATTGTGCGATAGGTCGCGTTGTAGAACGTAGCACGCGAAACATATGCATTGTAGTCAGCATCCGTCTGCTCCTTCAGCTTCGGGAGATAGACGATGCCTTTGCCATGGATGGCGTCTTGACCATTGTAAACATCTCGGCACCGCTCCCAACGCCCAGCCATCTGATCATACATCGCGTGCTTCGCATTCACACCCATCGCAGTCTCCTTTCAGGGGACAATATGTTTCACGATACGTTGCCACCACTTGAGTGACCCTTTCACTTGCGCGGCTTCGGCGTCTTGCGAACTCCCCCGCTTAACCATGAGCTCCAACGCAACCCCAAGCAATCCGTAGAATCGCATCTTGTCATTAACCGGCCCAGTGATCTGGCACTGGCCGGTATCGTACAGGGTCACAGAAAGTTGCTCTGTCACCTTCGGCTTCTCCTTCTTGTGCAGAAGTTTTGTGACCTTGCCTTCACCTTTGCGTTGCTCTTCCATAGCGCCTCCCGGTTAAGTTCCTGTGATTTCCATCTTGATCGCCCCACCCGATACGATGGGGAAGACTTTGACGATGTAATACCCGATTGCGTCTGATATGTGGGTCAGCTTCGGAGTGGCTTGTTTGTCTATCTCGCCGCTGCCTCCCTTGAGAAGCCGCACACCCTCAAAGTCTGTAGACACATTTGGCGCTTTGCTCGGGTCAACGAGCAGGCGGATGGTGCGATCCTTGGTCTTCAAACGGGAATTGACCGCGTTGATGCGTGCACGCTCCTTTGGATTCGCTGGATCAACTCGAATGGAAAGACGATCCCGGAAGACTGGACGCAGTTCCTTCTCAATGAGTGCCCAATCGCTACCCTCCACCTTTGCGCTTCCTCTGCTTCCGCCAGTCGCATCCCCATAGCACCGAACTGCGCCCTTGTGTATCGTGCCATACTTCTCAATGATCTTCCGGCATACTGCTGGAGTATTCGAATTGCGCGGTATGTGGACTTCATCGATGACGCCCGTGCCGGTGATAGGCTTGTTGAGGAGGAGTCGCCCAACCACATCCCGTTCGTATTGCTTGGGTAGTAGCTGCTCCTGGATGATGGCGCAGACCCCAGGCTCCACATTGAAGTCGAAGCATAGAATGAGTGGTTGTTTTGGGTCATATTTCAGGGGAACGGTATGCTCATCCTCGCTGAAGGGGTAGTATGCCCGCCCCTCGAAGTTGATAAATGATGCCTCATACTCCTGCTGGAATGTGAGTTCATCCAGATCGCGTTTTGCCGCTGCTATCTCATCTGCATCCAGAATGTCTGCCGACTTCCAATGGTAGTGACCCCATTCGCTCTTGTCACCAAACTCCTTCAGACTAGCAATCGCCTTCTTCGACAAATCCCAGTAGTGGTTCCGGCCTTCTGGCACCCCAATAAGGTCACACCAGCCCTTGCGGTCAGAGAGTGCTGGGCGGATATTCTCTGGCCACGCACCCGGCCTTGTGTTGCCGATCTCATCCACCACTCCGCCATCCCACGGCTGTCCCTCCATACGCTCCGGCTTATCAAGTCCGATCACATACAACTGCTGCCCCAGCACCGTCTCAATCATCAGGTCTGATTCACTGATATCGTTGATCAGCTTCCGCTCGAACATCGACTTGAGGTCATCCCAGAAAATGCGCTTCGCCTGATCACGGGTTGGTGCTGCCGCGAAGAAGCGAGGCACCCAAGACGTTGCTGCTGCCTGTGTACGCTTTACCAGCTTCCGCTTCGCCAGCTCCGTCTTCCCGCTCCGGCGTCCGGCAAGGACTACGTTGAAGCGATGCTTAGATGTCCAGTATGCGTATTGGATCGCGTGATAGCGCAGTTGGGTGAGTCGTTGTCTCATTCTTCAGGAGGAGGTGAATCGGAGGGGACAGAATTGTCGATTTCATTTAGCGATTCACGCATCACACGCCGCAGATCTTCAGGAGATTCTTGGTTGTTCTCTGGGCGATGTTTCCACATATGAGGCTTTCGATTCGCCAACCAGAAGAAGCACGCCACCTCGCTAGGAGGGTAGTGCTCTGTGTAGGAGACTGTTAGTGCATTCCCATCATTATTGAATATCTTTACCGCAGGGTGAGAGTAGCCTTTTGCGCGATGGAAAAGAGACTTCTCAATTTCAGCATCTGCATTCTGGCGCGCAGTTTTTATAGCTTCGGAAAAATTTGGATGCGAAACCATCCAAGCACTCACTGTTTCGCTATTCGTTCCAAGCAGCTGACCGATATCATCCAGAATGCCCCCAATCAAAGTGTATTGAGACGCTATCCAACAAAACCCTTCGTGATATTCCGGAGGTCGTCCCCTGCGGTTGACTTCAATAACCTCGACAGCACTCCTCACAAGTTTCTTCACAACAGGATTGCTTTTTGGTTTTTGTTTCCGCGCTGCCATCAGTCGCACCCCATGAGTAATTCGCTGGGCTTATACCTTTGGCATGGGGAGGAAGTAAACAGAAGTGATTCCAGCACCCCAAATTCCCCTCACAGATGACCGCTCCGATACTTTTCAGAAGTTCAAAAAACGTGAACTCAGTAAAATCAGCTAGTCGGGAGATACGGGAGTTCCCAGCACCCTTATACTTATTACACGTTTTATTATATACCTATACACCTTACCCTATTAAAACCTCCCTTTTTCTCAATGTTGGTTTTAACTCCCGTATCTCCCGATGGTGCGTATTCACTGGAAGTGCTATTCGCTCGAATTGCGTGAAAGCACGCGAAACGTGCTTATATAACTAAAAGTAATAATGAACCGATTCTATCTATGCCTACAATTGATTTAGATACTCGAAGCCCCACATCCACGAGTTCTCCCTGGCATCCTTGAGTTTGTTGATTGTGAACTTGTGTCCGGGGTTATCGCTGATGAATATCTTGTGCTCACATCGCCGCAATAAGTCTGATAGGGTGCGGTGATTCGGTCCATTGGAGACAGTCCCACTCATGCACCCACTGAACGCAGAGCTCAATTCGTTATCCTTCCCAAACAACTTCATCACTCCTGTGAGTGTCAGCCGTGAGGCGTCCGGTGGCATTGCCTTCCGGAGTGCGTTGGCGTAAGCCTCCAGTGCTGCGCCCTCTGTGTCCTCCTCTGTCACTGTGTCAATAGCTTCCGCGACATCCCCCTCACCGGCCCACAGCAGTAGTGGGCGGATCATCTCGTACCACGAAGTGAAGCTGCCATACTGCCTATGCGCCTTCTCGCCTTCCGGCTTCCCTGCGGCCATCCACGAGGAGACGATGCTGAGGGCCATAGACATTAGCATTCCCCGGTTGTCTAGGACATGTTGAGGAAGGTTCCCGATAGCGAATGCACGGGAGGATGGGTCAATGACCTTCGCATCGATGTAGCATATGAGGGCACGCCTTGCTATGTCCCCGCTCAAATTGAGCTGGTTCCCGGTAGCGAACCATGTGGCCTCATTCGTCAACTCCACCCGCTCCGTTTTCCCGAGAATGCGGAATGTGTTCTTGCGCGAGGTGAGAACTTTGTTCAGGGTAGAATCCTCCAATCTCAACCCTTCAGATACGTTATCCAAACACACCATCCGGTCCCCCGCTAACAGGAAGGAGGCGATGCGCTTCTCCATCTCCTCCGGATTAGGTGTCCATGTGGCTTTACTGAGGGTTGTGCCGTACCACAGCTTGCTTATGCATTCCGCCAGCTGCGTCTTCCCCGACCCATGCTTGGGTGAACTGAACGCGAACAGAGGAGCAATATCAAACAGGTGCCGTAGCCCAACGGTAAACAAAGCGGCACAAAACACTGCGCGGTCAGCTGGAGTAGCCCAAGGGTATTCAGAAAACGGCTCCAGCAACTTCTTCATCGCCCCCATCGCCTGCTTTTGCGTGAGGTTGTCGCGTATCTCTAAGCCTGCAACCTTCGATGTGAGGTAAAGCTTAGATGCAGCATCATATCCAACCTCAGATATCACTGTCCCATCCGCCCTAAGGGAAGGGTGCGGGAGGAAGGCGAGAAGTTGCTTGATTGGGCCGTACCGGTGGCAGGCGACAAACGTCTGGATCGCTGGACGGGAGAATTTCGCACGCTTGAAACCTTTATCAGTATGCGCCCAGAAAGCAGCTATATTCCCGAACTCGACAGCAAGGGTGTCGTTATCGTGGTCCCAGACGATATACGAATCGTCATCCCGCTTCACCCCTGGGTCATGGGCTTTCGAGTCCCCATAGAGCACGATGTGTATAAGCCGCATCCCCATAGCATAGATTCGATCCGATGCGGCCGCAGCAGCAGCGAACTCCTCAACCATCGTTTGTTCTTTGAATGGGTGATCGAAGATGTTGTATGCGCGTGGCGCCTCTGCTTCGACATCCTGCTTGTCCCATCCGGCTTCGGTTGCCCATGAAAAGATGGAACTGGTGGTCTTGAGGTCGCCGCCTCGAATTTGTTTGGACGTTTCATAGTAATGGGTGCGCGTCTTCTTTGGGTCATACTTCCGACTCCTCCCGGCCCACGTGGAGTATTTTGAGAAGCCTTCATCCGATTGACGGAACGCACGGCCCATGATCCATCCGACTTGCCCCCACCGCTCCTCGTCATCCGGGTCAATGAACGTAAGCGCCTCCACCAGCTTCGCTACATCTGCGGGGTTTGCCGGGTTGAACATCTCCTTGGATGGGCGCCCGCGCTTCTTTGGGGCCCCTTCCTTCAGGAATTCAGGCCAATCCGCCAGCACCACCTTATGCGGCGACAGCACCCATTTGTACACGCTGCCCGTCGAATGCCGGGAGGGAGGCGCAACAACGTACCCATTATCACCCCGCGTGTCAAGGTGCTTGCTGCCCAGAACCTTGGACTTGGATTTAATGCCTGCTTCATAGGCGAAGTAATAATGATACCGGCCTGGACGCGAGGAAACGCACGGTGTAGGTGGCATACCCGTGCCGGTAGCGAGTTTGCCTAACTCCTCGACACCCTCCTCACCGTCTACATCTAGGATCGTGAGGTCACTCTCCTTGCCTGTTGCTATCCCCACGCCCCATTCGGGGTGTTCCGTCCACCATGACTCAATCTGGGAACGGGAGGTGGTGGCCTCCTTGTTCCATGCGTTAATGGCAGGATGTTTGCCGGCCTTCGTGCAATCCGGTCCATCCCGACATTCGCAACCCCCATCCCGAGTTATGGATAAAATCGGGAACACCCTCCACCCAAGTGCCGCATACTCCAGTGCTGCTTTCAGCACTGCGTTTATAGTTTTTGCCACTGATATTCCCCTGTTGAATGAAGCCTGCGATCAGCCCCATCTTCCCAGGGGGCTTAATTGATAGCAGCGCGACATTCGCTATGATGGTTTATCCCCAAGAAGTTCAGCTGCTGATATCAGGTGGCCTTTCTTGTCTGCTCGGGCAATCGCAGCCTCATCGCTGTACGTCTTCGCCGCATATCGTGCCTCCAACTTCGCTATGTTTGCAGGCAGCACATCTCCCCATAGAGATAGCTGGCACTTGCCGGCGATGTAGGCGCACAACGCCACGATTTGCGAAAGGATGGATGATACTTGGCCACCGTCCACGATCCCCTCATGCTGTATGTCCTCTGCTACGTCTGCGAAGCGCCCCATCATAACCGCCAGCCGCATCCCTGCGCTCTCTATTGAGTAGGGCACCGGAGACTCAAATGTGGCATTCGGGTGGATGCTGACGCGGAAAAAGAGACTTTGCGCATAAACAACAAACCACATGACGTCACCCAACTCCTCAATCAAATGCGGCCTGTCCAGTTCCTTTCTGTAGATGCAGTGCGCCTTAAGCACATCCAGCACCTCGCCTCCATCGGAGGCCAACCCGAGTGTGGCATGCGTGATTGCTTCACGGAAGCCCAAAGGCTTTGCGGTGCGGAGCGCCAGCGGTGTGTATTCAACTAAATCCATTTTGCCTCTCCTAAACGAAAACAGGAAGGAGCGCGATGCCCCTTCCTGCGTGGGTTGTGCTGCGGAGTCGCCTCAGTCTTCCGATACGCTTGAACGGTCCTGATCCATGCGAACTTCGACTTTGCCGGCGGTGACGGATTCATAGAAGTTTTCGGCTTGCGCTTCTTCGTCTGCTTCTACCTCACGGGCAGGCCCGATGACCCAGCCCTTCCACTTGCCTTTGTCATTCTCCTCATCCTTCGACTTGCAGATGTAAGACCAGCCGAACATGTCGCCTCCCTTGCGCTGCATGAGGCTCATCCAGTTCTTCGACTTCTTCATCTGGGTGCGGGAGAGAGACACAAGCACTTGATCCACGCTGCCATTCTCCTTCACCTGCAGGCAGAAGTGCATCCGCGTATCGGTGAGGATGTCGCATTTCTTCTCGTTGATGCTGCCATCCGGCATCGGGAAGTACCACCGACCTTCATCGCTGATGGCAATCGTTCCCTTCGCCTCCATCTGCGGCACGATAGACGGGACGAAGGTGCCCTTGAACCCGCCACCCGCATCGCGTGGAGCCCAGCGGTTGAAGCGGCGCTGGTAGACGCAGGGGATGAGTTCAACTTCAGCAAAAAGCTCGTTCGTCACGGTGTTGATGAACATGCCCGGCTTCGCCCCTTTGAGATACTCATCGGAGTCCGCATCCGCCTGCGGCGATAGCTTCTGCAGCATGCTGAGGAATGGTATGGCGAACGAATGAGCATCCGCCTCCTCGAAGCCACGCCCAGCGGGTTTGGTGTTGGTGGAGACGGTGGTTGACTTGCGCGTTGCGACTGCGGTGGGTGGTGCTTTCTTTACTGCGGCCATGATGTAGTTCCTTTCAGGTTTGTTTACTTCGTCTTCGGCTTCTTGACAATGGACTTATCCAGAGGATGTGCGCCGAATACATCCAGTGGAATTTGCTTGGGCTTGCCCTTTTCATCGCGCGCAGCATCCATATCCTTCACCCAAGCCTTCAACGTCTGCCAGTGAATGCCGCGCTTAATTGCACAATTCAATTTCCTCTTCTGCAGCTCCAGCAACAACTCTTGCGCCTTCGGCAACTCTCCCTTCCAGAATGAAATCACGAGGTCCGTGGAGACCATGGCCCCATATCCGTTGCACTCCAAATAGTCAAAAGCCTCCTCCATTCGCTCCTTCGGAATCCCCACAGCGAAGTCGTGCTTGATCTCGATAGTCTCACCGGTGTCCAGAGTGAACTTCTGCAGTCCGGCTTCCGCCATCGCGCTGGGCAGATCGTCTTCCTGTATCCGCCTCAGCATCTCCTTCTGATCCGCAAGGGAGGATTCCATTTCTGCCACCATCCCCTCATAGCGCAGCTGCATCTGGGCCATCGCGACAATCTCCGCTAGGGCGGAAGGGGAAATGCCACGGACCTTGGGTGGCTTCGACTTCCCCAACGCATCTACCTTCGCCTGCGCGACTTTAACTTCTTCCTTCGACTTCATGCTGGTTCCCTTTCTAAGGTGGTTTGATAGCACTCCGGTCCCTTTTGCCATTCGAGCATATGGATTTGCTTCCCGGAGGTGCCGATTGCCCATGCGAGGATCGCAATGAGCGTTGGTGACCCGAGTGCCACGATGTAGTCTATGGCTGGGTCATACTGACGTGCGCAGCGCTGTGCCTCAACTTCCAGCGCTTCGCGGTCCATGATGGAGGCGTCTGGCCCCCAAACGAATTCCAATGTTCCAAACTTTTCCACAGAAGAGAAGTCCAGCCCCTTTGGAACCCAAATGCCGTTATTGTCTTTGCGCATCGGCTCTTGCGCCGCCCAAACTACCGGCTTGTTCATTTCTTGTCCCTTTTTAGTTGCGCGCTAGGTTATCGACTATTCCTGAGCGCGCAAAGGGGATTGTTTATATCCACGCCTTGCATTCGTCGCCGTTGATAACATCTGCCACTTCCTTCTTCCCCACGAGCGCATCGATGATCGTGGTGTCGATGGTCCCTTCAGCCTCCATATCGGTGTAGTTGACGTTGTGCTTCTGCCCGATGCGGTGCGGACGGTCTTCCGACTGAAGCCGGTCGATGAGTGAGAAGTTGTTGGAGTAATAATGCGCGTGATTGGCCGCAACCCAAGTCTGTCCTACTCCTCCCGACTGCTGTTGCGCGATCATGAACCTTGGCCGGTCTTCGTCCGGCACTGGCTCCTCTGCTATCACCTTCCCGCTCTTGTTCATGATTATGCGTGTGCCCTCGAATCGTTGCACGTTTTCGATCCTGTCCTTGTCACTCGTGTTCCCATAGAACTGCACCACGCTCCTCGCTCCATAAGACTCACTCAGCGCCTCCGTCAGTCGGAGAATATCCGTTACAAAGCGACACCATATGATCGTGCCCTCGCTCTCCGGTCTATCCGCCATCAATTCGAGGCAGCTCACGATCCGGTTATTTGCGCTCCATTTTGGGAATATCTCGTGTAGCTTCCCCTTTTCCTCCCCGGTGGGAATGTACCCGCAGATGACCTGCTGCAGACGCAGGTACACCGTCAACTTTGCGAAGACGGACAGCCGCCCATCCTCCCACTGGACGCGGTGTTCGTTCTTGATCTGATCGTACAACTTCAGCTGCTGATCGCTGAGTTCGGTGTAATGACGGCTGTACAACTTTGGAGGAAGGTCCAAGCAGTCCCGCTTCAGCACCCGGTATGAGTGAGGCGCTATCAGATCGTGCAGCTTGTCTAGGTTCTTGTAAACCGGCCTGCCATTCGCATCCGTCTTCGGGATTTGCGGTATGTACACCGGCACCATCTGCTTCTGGCGCGGTGACCCGTCATTGTTTTTCGATCCTTGTGCTGGCTCTCCGGTATCGCCATTGATGTACAGCCCGCTCCATTTTTTCGGGACTCGCTTGACTATGTGGCGCATGAGGCCAGATGACTCCGGCAGCATCTCGGCATATTCCGCTTTGAATGCTGAGAAGGAATCCGTGCCCAAGATCGCGCTGCTGAGGAAGCCGAATTGTGAAAATAGATCGAAGGGCTTGTCTGCTACGGTGCCAGTAAGGATGCGGCGATACCCGGCACGCGGCTTCACATGCTTGAGGATTCGCTTAGTCACCGAAGCCTCCGGGGATTTAATGCGGTGAGACTCATCCACAGCCACCAGAGCACACAGGCAACTATCCAGCACCTCAATGGCGAAGTCTACAGCTTCATCAGTCATGCCCATTGCTTCGATGTTCATAACGATGACGCGCAGCTTGTCCTTTTGCTTGAGGACATCGTTGAGGGCACGCTTGCTGGAGGAGGTGGCGCGGCTTTTTGGCTTCCATTGGGCAGAAACGAACTCCACATCATCCGGCATGTGCGTCGGCAACTGCTGGTATATCCACCCCGGCGCGACGCCCTTTGGGGCGAAGATGAGGATGAGGTCAATCAATCCTTCGCGGCGAAGTTCTGCTGCGTCATTGATCAACGTCCAAGACTTCCCGGTGCCCTGCTCCATGAGATACGCGAACCACTCTCGCAATCTCGATAGGCTCAGCGCTTTCTTCTGGTGCTTGAATGGCTTCGTCTTGTATTTCATTCTGGGCATTCTTTAGCAGAGGCACATCCATTCCCCCAAGCAGTGCTCATCTCTTCTCCTTTTTATCAGTGAGTGTTGTCATCAATCTGTCGAACTCCTCTACCAAAATTCTCGGAGCCAGCAGCACCTGTAACTCCGGCCCGATGTCCTTCATTGCCCGGCGCATCCGTAGTGCGGCCTTCAGTGCCTGCTCCAACTTTTGCTCACGCGTTTGGGCAATCATAATGTTCCCCTATGCTTCGATGCTGAACCATGCTGCGTTTATGATCAACTCCTCGTGCTTAAATTTGCAGTACTTCTCCAACAGTGAAAAATACTTTCGGACGAAGGCGCGGTTGTGATCAAAATAGCCCATTGCGTGTGTCAATTCGTGCACCAGAACGATGG